CGCAGCTGGTTTATGCGATGCGTCAGGACATTACATTCAAACTCTTCACCGAGGGTGTTGTCCAGAATACAGACGGCACGATCGCTTATAACCTGATGCAGAACGACATGGTGGCACTGCGTGCAGTTATGCGTCTGGGCTGGGAGATCCCGAACCCGATCAATTCCCAGCAGAAAGACAAGGCAAAACGTTGTCCGTTTGCAGTCCTTGCACCTGCAGTATGAAAAGAACAGGGAGGCGGTGAAGCATGGCACACTACGCAGAGTTTGGGTACTACCGGGATGAATACGAAGGCGGTATCGAAAAAGAAGCAGATTTCAAAAAATGCAGACGCATTGCAGAAAGCTATATTGACCAGTACACACTGAACCGGATCACCGATCCGGAAACCGTGCCTGGATTAAAGGACTGTACCTGTGAAATGACAGAAGCGGTCTTTGATGTGTGCTATAAGGATGACGGGCAGGTTAAGAAGTCCGAAACGACAGACGGGTATTCTGTCACCTACGTGACGGAAGTGTCGGACGGAACAGATTGGACAGCTCTGCTTGGACAGAAGATGTACCAGATCTGCAGGCGTTACCTGCTCCATACCGGTCTGCTCAGCAGGAGCCTGAAATGCTGACCAACACTGACGCAACCCTCTACCACCGCCATTACAATCCGGCAACCCGTCTGGATGAGTGGGGGAGTACATACATCCCGGCACTCTGGTGGTACGAGGCAGAACAGTCCAGCGTCACCACGGAAGGCAGGAAGACCGCGGACACTTTCACGGTCCGCATACCAGATATAACAGTCCTGGTGAAAAAGGATGATTACCTGGTAAAAGGGCAGTGCAGCGTGCAGATGAAGACGGCGAAAGACCTGGCCGGCACAGAACACTTCAAGGTGTCGGCGGCAAATTATAACCGGTACGGAGGAAATCCGCACATCAAGGTGACAGGGGGTGCATGATGGCAGAGACCAGGAAAACGTTCCAGATCCGGCAGCCGCAGGACGTCCGTTACAGCGGACATGGCAGCGGCGGATTCACAGCAAGCCTAGAATGGGATGCCGGGCTTGCAGCAAGGCTTAACGGAAATCTTGCCAGGGCACAGACCTACGTGGATCAGACATGTATAGACCGTATGGAACCGGAAACACCGTTCCGGAGCGGTGTACTGAGGGAAGCGGCAACGCTTGGCACGGTTACCGGTTCCGGTCTGATCGTGCAGTCCACACCATATGCCAGAAGACAGTACTATGAGCACAAAAAGCAGTCCAAATGGTTCGAACGTATGAAGAACCGGCACAAGGACAGTATCCAGAAGGAGGCGGGTAAAATTGCATGCGGAAAGTAGCATCATCGAGAGCATCCGCACATTCTTCCTGACCTGTCCGTTTTTACATGACGGCCGGGTCAACGTGGATTACCTGGGGGAGGAGATGAGTTATTCCATCGACCCGCTCCCATGTGACCCGGTGATCCAGAAATATGTGGATGGCGGGAAAAAGAAACAGTACCAGTTTGCGGTCTGTTCCAAGGAAGTCTATGACGAGGACGCCAGGGTGAATATCGAGAACAGCGGCTTCTACCAGGAGCTTCAGGAGTGGCTGGAAGAGTCCTCGGACAATGGGGAACTTCCGGAACTGGCAAACGAAAAACAACATGCAACAGCAGTTGAAACATTAAACAGCGGTTACCTGTACGATGCCGAAGCTAATCTTGCTACGTATCGTATCGAGTGCCGCTTAATTTATGAACAGGAGGCTTAAATTATGGCAGAAAAAAATAATAAAACGAAATTAGTCAAGAGAACCGGCAGGGTGTCCTTCTACGGCGTACCGGCCAGCGATGGGGCAGAGCCAACAGAATTTACCCGTATGGAGAAGTTCACGACACTTTCAGAGTCCAAGAACCCGACCACCTATGAACGCCAGTACGTGGACAAGGATTCCAGCGACAGCGACGTGACCGGTTACGGCA